CGCTTTTCAAATGCGGGAACTAGAAAAGTTCCATGAAGAGGGTTACCCAATTATCGGTACTAATATGCTTGGTGCCAAGATGGAACTAGACCGTGATTATGGTCAAGACATTATGAAGAAGGCAGGATTATCCGTCATCCCCTCATTTGAATTTAAGGACTACAACAGTGCTATTGACTTTGTTAAAGCTAATCCCAAACGATACGTCTCTAAACCCAGTGGTGATGCAGACAAGGCTCTATCTTATGTATCTAAATCACCTGCAGACATGGTCTTCATGTTACAACGCTGGAAAGAAACAGGTAAAAGACGTGACTTCATCCTTCAAGAGTTTGTTCCAGGAATAGAGTTCGGAGTAGGTGCTTGGATAGGCCCTAATGGATTTGGCAAGAACATTCTAGAGGGCTTTGAACATAAGAAGCTCATGTCAGGAAACTATGGCTGTAATACAGGTGAACAAGGAACTGTCATTAAGTATATGACTGAATCTAACCTGTTCAACGAAACTCTAAAACGCTTTGAAGACTACCTATGCTATATCGGACATACTGGCTATGTTGATTTGGCATTCATTATTGATGAAAAAGGTGAGCCACGCCCATTAGAGTGGACTATGCGTAAAGGATGGCCTTTATTTAACATTCAGCAAGCCCTCCATAAGGGTTCTGTTGTTGATTGGATGTGTGACCTATTAGATGGCAAAGATACTCTCAAAGTTAGTTACGACACTGCTACTGGCATTGTTATCCCTATTGGGGATTACCCTAGGTCTAAGACTACGGGGCGTGACCATACAGGATTTCCTATCTATGGTCTTCCTGACGAATTAACGACAGATTATGCCCTGTGTGAAGTCATGGTTGGCAATGCCCCTCAGAACGACGAGAACGGGGTTGTAGAGCGTCCTTGCCTAGTTACGGCAGGTGATTATGTCCTAGTTGCAAACGGGGCAGGAAAGACCGTTAAACAAGCCTGTGAACGTGCCTACAAAAATGTTAAGAAAATTGAGATTCCTGACTGTATAAATGTACGGGATGATATTGGTCGTGGAATGGAAGAACAGATTCCAGCACTACAAGAATATGGCTATGCAGAAAATTGGTGTTACGACAAATCTGACGAAGAATAATGGCAAAGTTAGCTCCACCACCTCCAAGCAATCAAGACGTAGCATCTCGTCAGTTTAGAGACTGGTTTTATAGCGTATTCCAATTTATTAACCAGCAAACTGGTACCTTGGGAACAATGGCTTATGAGAATGCCAACTCTGTAGCAATTACAGGCGGTGCTATAGGTGGTGTGGGTATTTCGGGGTCTACAGTAGATGGAACCCCAATCGGCTCTGCTAACCCTTCTACAGGTAAGTTTACTAGCCTACAAGCCACAGGAACTACAATCCTTGATTCTTTAACTGGCTATCTAAAAGGCACTACTGGAACCGTAAGTGCAGTAGCTACCATCCCTTATTCAGACATATCAGGTAAACCAACACTTGGGACTATGGCGTCTCAAAATGCTAATAGCGTGGCAATTACAGGTGGAACCATTAGCGGAGTCGCTATTACAGGTTCAACCATACCTTATTCAAATGTGACAGGCACACCTACAGGATTATCTGTCACAATTACAACTGCAAAACTTACCACTCTTGGTACTAACGGTTCCATGACATTTACTAACGGCATACTAACTGCACAAACCCAAGCTACCTAATCATGTCTAATTCACAATTACCATTAACCGACGAACAACTTGAAGAACTTGTAGAAAGAGTTACTGAGAAAGTTATTAAAAACTTTTATACCTCTGTAGGCGAGTCTGTCGTCAAACGGATTACTAAACTCATTGGATTTGGTGCTGTTGCACTATTGATGTGGGCTGCAGGTACAGGACACTTCCCAGGTAAATGAAACAAATACTTCAACAACTTTTAACTGGCAAAGATAATCAAACCTACGATATTGGTCGTGTTACTTGGTTTCTTGGTTTTATTGCCGTTATTGCTATTGCTGGATTTGAAGTAATGCATTCAAACATTAGTCTTAGAGAGCTTGCTGAAGCATTAGGCATCGTATCTGGGGCAGGTGGAGCTTCTGTAATGATGAAGCGTGAAACTGAACCTCCAAATCAATAATGCCATATAAAGACCCCCTTAAAAATGCTGGATGCAAAAAAAGATGGGCATTGGCAAATAAAGAAAAAATGGATGAGAAAAACCGTCTTTATAAATTAAACAACCCAGAAAAAGTTAAAGAATCCAAAGCCAAATGGCGACAAAAAAATAAAGAAAAACAATACGAATTAACTTCAAAGTGGCGTGAAAACAACAGAGCAAGATATAATTTTCTTCATGCAAAAAGAAGAGCAATTAAAATGAATGCAACACCAAAATGGCTCAATGATGCAGATTATAAATTGATTTCTGAATTTTATGAAATGGCTAAAGAATTAGAAAAGGTATTCCCTTGGAAACAACACGTAGACCATATCATCCCGTTGCAAAATGATGATGTTTGCGGATTGCACGTTCCAAATAATTTGCAAATACTAAGCGTATGGCAAAATCAAGTTAAAAATAATATTTATTCGGAACCACAATAATGTTTCCTTTATCGGTAATTAATTATGTCAAAATTGGATTGGTTGCTTTTATATTTTGTGGCGGCTTGTATCTTGGCTATAGTATGGAACATTCACGATTTATGGCATATCAGGAGCGTGTTGAAGCAGCAGGAAAAACGCAGGAAGCAGAGAACGCATCAAAAGACAAACAAGCAGCATTGATTACATCTGGAGTGAAAAATGAGTATGAGGCTAAGTTGGCTAATCTTAGGAACTTTTATGGTAGTGGGTTGCACGTCAACCCCAGTGGCAGTAAAACAGAGGGACTTTCCCCAACCCCCTCAGGAACTGATGCAAGTGCCGCCTACTCAGTACTTGCTCAACAATGCAGTCAAACCACATTAATGCTCACCGAATTACAGGCTTGGATACGTCAACAAGCTGGAATTTAAGTCAAGCCACCGAGGGGGTACGCTTAATCTAGTTGTTTTGTGGCTTTCCAACTAGGGCACCACGGGAATTGGCAGTCGAGAAGCTGTCCCCTCACCAACAAATCTTATCCAACCATTTCTAAAGAACGAATACGGACTTCTTGAACACGCTTAGTCCAACCATTTCCAAACACGGGAAAGGTTTTAAGTTTTTCTAGGAAACTTTGACGTTTATCAGAAAATTCATTAATTGCAGTTACTGGATTAATTTGACTTATAGCAGCAACAGTATTATTGCCGATTGCACCATCAGCAAAAACACCCACGATTTCTTGGATAATTTTCGCTGCCCTACTAACACCACTATTGATAGCACAGTCAAAAATGCAATAGTCAAGTCCTGAAGGAAGAGCATCTCCGTATATGGCATCCCAATACCTCTTTTTATATAAAGGTTTAACATCTTCTTTAGTTAAGGCTTTAATGTCATCTGTTGTTACTCTATGACCAATATAACCTTCCCATACCGCTTGAGTACATCCCCAATTCGTAGCACCACCTGGGTCAAGTTTGTTATCAACGTAGCCTCCCTCGTTGACAATAACTAAGTCAAAGCATTTATCCCAGTTTCTGTTCACTTTTTCTTCCTTTTCTTGATTGGGAATTCAGGCTCAAGAGTGACTTCATCTTCATCGGGTCTAACCTTGTATTCATCAATTGCTTTGGTAAGCATAGCAACAAGCCCCCATTGGACGAGTGTTTCAAGCCCTTCTTTATCGAAATGGACTTGAGCATTGGCTGAACCATCTTTATTTTCCTTAATGATTTTGACTTTAATATCCATATTAGACCTTTATTACCTCTCCTCGAAAGAACACCAATCCATCATCCTCACTAATGACTTGTACAAGTTCTGGCGGCATAAGTTCTCCATCACGGAATGTAAGGACTGCGAATCCTGAACGCCAGTTGACGGGCGAATCTTCCGTATAGATGTACTTGTCTCCTCCAATTGCCG